GTGCAGGTAATGCTGGACATAGCCCTGAATGCGATGCGCAGCCATGACGATGCCGTGGTAAGCCGCTCCGCTAGCCTGCTCGAGGAAGACGTAATCACCGCCCTTCTTCACTCTGCCAAGCACAAAGGCGAGCGAAGGAACATTTTGCTTGAGGTTGTAACTACCGTCCTCAGGCTTCGGGACAGACGGCTTTTCAACGAACAAGCTCTGTAGAGCCGCAGCGCCGTAGGCAAGGCCGCCATAGGCCAGCGCCAGCGTCCCAAGATAGAGCAAATTTGCTCCGAAGACCGACGTTGCGACCGACGAGACGATCAGGGCTACGGTTTCGATTACGCCTGGCACGGTTCACAGTCTCCAGATAGCCAGAGGTCGAGCCGTCATAGGACCAACCGACTGGACAAAGCGGACAAGCCAGCTTTCACCATCGAAGATGGCGCCGAATTGCCTGTGGATGTTACTGGCGCTTCCAATGACGCCAATATCGCCGCAGGCGGGAAACTGGACAGGCTGGCCACCAATCCGATCAACACAGCCCCCGACGAGCGAAACAACGCTGCCAGCCGCTTCGATATGGCGGCGAAAGCCTGCGTCGCTGTCATAAGTGCCGCGCAGATGGTCTGCAGGATCGAGATGCCCCAGCCAAATTGCCCAATCCGCCAGGAAAAGGCAGCAATCGACAGATCCCGGCGACCAAGCCCGCAGCGCATAGTCAGCGAGAAATTCCGAAAGCTCCCGCATCACCAGTTTGGCCAGCGGATTGTCTTGGAAAGCATGAGGATGACGCGCTCGCAAAAGCGATCGAGCGCACCCGATGGGTTAAGGATTTTGGCTCTTGCCTTCTGGTCGACGTCGGACAGCACTGCACCGTTCGTCAAGGTGCGAAGGGTAAACCGGTTAGTGATCTCAACGGTGATCGTTGACCTGATCCCTGTATCGGTCGCTTGGTCGCCAAAGATCAGATTGTCGATCTTCCCCGTGAATTTGACCTGGGCAGTGCCGGACGGCTGATCGTACTCGTCGCAATCCTGAATGAGGATTCGAAACCGCGATCCTTTGATCGTCCCGGCCTGATAGTCCGCCCAAACCGCATCTGAGGTGGCCTTATCGATGCCATTGAGGACGAGCGACAGCGTGAACGCCTCGGCGTTGATGGCCATCTCGATCGTGTCGAGCGCGTCCTCGGTCAGTACGCATGCCCGCCAGATATTACCGTCATCATCAACGAATGGCCCGCCTGAGCCATCCCATAGCCTTATAGTGCCAGAGGGGAGGTCCACCTGGCACAAGACACGGAGCGATTTGATCGTCATTCAGACAAGGCCAAGAGCAAGTTGGTTCCAGTAGTCGTTGGCCTCTGTGAAGATGACAGAGCGCTGCTCGAACTGGATGTTGTTCATTCCGCCGTCCAAGCCTCGATCGTCTTCGAGGTGGCACAGGCAGGTCGGCATATCGAACTCAAGTTCCTCACCGTCCGGTATCGCCTGTCGGACGGCCGGCCATATCGGCAGGGTCCAAACATCACCTTCCACCGAAAGAGCCGGTCCTGTCTCGTAGAGCGCGTGCTGGTAGGAAAAGCGCACCCCGACGAGGTTCGGATCGCCGTTGATTAGGCGAAGCCGGATAGTCGTCGCGCCCAAGGGCGTGAAGCCCACCGTGGCGACCGAGATAGCCCCCTGCTCGTAAGGCGTGTCGTCATCGAATAAGGCGTCATCGTCATGGGTGGTCAGCAACGGCGGCTCATATTCCTGCGAAACGTAGGGAGCCGTGTCGAAAGACCAGCCAGGAACGGCGATAAGCCCCACCCGGCCGCCGAGCTTCTGGCGTATCGCGTTCCACGTCTGGCGCTGCTCGCGGGAATAGACCGCGATATTCGATAGCTCGATCGACCAAAACCCCAGATCGGTGCGAACCGCTGGCTCTATGCCGCCCAGCGACCTCCCACCGGTGCGAGTGAACGGTACAATGTTCGGCCGGCACTCCTCGGGGACAAGCAATTCATGCGGCCATACGATAAAATCGACCATCAGGCGTTCCTATAGTCGCCGCCAGAGCGGTCGCGCTGATAGCGGCCGACCGTGGGCATAACTTGCTGATTTGCAGTGGAGACGATCTTCGGCGCGGCCTGCGTCACTTCCTGCCGCGCAACGCCCTGAGAGACGTTCTCAACATAGGTCGTGATATTGCCGTCCTTGTCGATCGTGTTCCGGGTCTGGACGACGACCTGAACTGGCTGCTGGCGGTTGCTGTTCGCCGCTGGCCGGATCGGGCTGACAGAGCCGCCACGGGCATACCCCTTGGCCGCCTTGTGCATGCTCTCCAGATTGCCGACGCCGATCCGCTTGGTTGCCTTGGCGCTGAAGACGTATTCGCCGCCATGGACGATGCCTGCGGCCTTGTTCGCCGCGCCGTTCCCGGTGTAGCCACCAGATGCAAAGCCGAAGATCTTCCCGATTGCACCAAAGATGCCACCGAGGAACCCGCCGCCTCCGCCCGCACCAGCGCCGCTGACCGAAAACAGCGCGTTGACGAGCTCGTCCTCGATCTTGCCGATGATCTTGTCCAAGACGTTGTTCGCGGCCTTGCCGAAGGATTTCCAGAAGCCCTCGCCGTTGGCCAGGCCGGAGCGAAGATCAGACAGGAAGCCCTTGGTGGCATCCTTCGCGAAGTCGAGCGCTTCCTTGGCCTTTTTCGTCGCGGCCTCGATGCTCGACATCTGGCCTGCCAGGCCGCCCAGTTCTGCCTTCTGTGCGGCAGTGAGCGTGATGCCGCGCTGCTGTGCCTGATTGAGCAGTTCCGTCTCATAGCGAAGCTTGGCGGACGCCTCCTCGGTCATGCCGACGGCTTGCTGCTCGGCCTTCAGGGACGCAATGCGCCGGTTCGCGCCGTCAACGATATCCGAATACTTCTCGGCTTCCGTCTTGCCGCCACCGCCAGCTTTGCCGCCCTTCTTCGACTTGGTGTCAACGTCGACGAGATCCTTCGCAAGCTCCTTGAGCTTGGAAGATGCCATCGAAGCCCCCTTCGAGATGGCCGATCCGAAGCCACCGAGATAGTCGGTGTTCATGGCACTCGACAGGGCAGCGTTCCGATCACCTGCCGCCTGAGAAAGCGCCCCAGCGTAGGGATTATCGATCTGCCCGAAGTTGACCGATCCGATCTCGCCGATCGAGAACCCGCCGGGTAGCTTGCCGAGGGCGCCGTTTACGCTCTGGATGAGCGAGTTGAGCATGCCTGTCGCGGCATTGATCATCTTTTCGATCGCGCCGATTGCGGCATTTGCAGCACCTACTGCCGCCGCTCCGATAATGTTCGGGAACTGCGCCCAAACGAATTTCAGATCGTTGAAGGCGCCGACAAAGGAACCGATGATGTAGTTGACGCCAGTCTTTGCGGCTCCAACGATGTCCACGCCAAGGATGTTCGTGAGTTCATCCCTGAAGATGTTGGCCGCGACGACCGCTGCGGTGATCCCGGCTACGAAGGCAATGGCAGGGTTGGCTGCTGCGAATGCTGCCGCCACGCCCAGCGCCGAAGTCGCCAGCTGCCCCATCAACGCGATGAGGTTGATCACTCCGCCGATCAATGCGGGAGCGTACAGCAGCGCCAGGGCAGCGGCGGCGCCAACGGCATAAGGGGCGATCACCTGAAGGCTGCCCGCGAGGATCGTCAGCGCGGAAGCGGCTAGCTTCGACCAATTCACCTGCTGGATGCCCAGAGCCGCCAATGCGGTGAGCCCGACAGACAGCAAGGTCACGGGAGAGAGCATCGCCATAAATGAAGCCGCGAGGGTCTTGGCGAAGCCATCCGTGGAGGTCATTGCGATCTGAGCAACCTGCAAGCCCTGCTGCATGCCGATAAGGCCTGCACTCATGCCGCCGGCTGCCGTCGTGACGATGTCGAAGCCCTGGGCCGCTAGGTTGGCCGTGTTGTGCGTCTTGACCAGCGACGGAACGTTCTGGTTGGCAGCCTTCTGGTGAAGAGAAAGCGATGCGGCGGCTTTCTGGGCCGCAAGAGATTCCGCAGCGAGGGCTCGCTCCGCCTGAACCGAGATGCGCTCTACAGCCTTCATCTGGTTGGCCATACCGGACAGAGCCTGGGCGGATATTCGACCCGCGTTGGACGTGGAAGAACCAATTCCACTTACAGCGTTCTCGGCACGACGCGCAGCGCCGACAAGCTGATCGAGTGCGCGGGAAGCACGGTCGACACCTGTTGTTTCTGTCTGGATGCCTAAGACGGCTAGTTCTGCACCCATACGTCACGCCCCTTGGGTCTTAACGACCCGTCTGTTCTTCATGACCGAACGGATACCGGCCTTTGTGGCAGCGGCATCAGTTTCGGTAGCTTCCTTTCGCTTGCCGCCGGTCTTGTTGACGACGGCAAGAACTGCTTGATCGAGCCGCCTGATCACAGACAGCTCCCAAGGCGATATCAGCGCCCCTGTCAGGCGACAGAAGCTTTCGATCTCTTGGAAGCTGATGGGATTGGCAGCGAACCCGGTTTGGCGGGCATTGTGGAGGTCGGAGAACCATTCCCAGATGTGCATGCCCTCTTCAGGCTCTGGGTATTCCCCGTCCCGCTTTCTGCGAGGCGAGAAGTAGGCGGTTGCGAAGCTGATTAGGGCTTCGGCAACCGCTTCATAAAAGTCGCATCTTCGTCAGCGGCCTTGTCGACCTGCTCAGCGATGAAGAAATATCGAGGGTCGGAGACAACCTCGATGATCTTCTCAGGGGTGCAAGGCACCGGCTCGCCGCCCTTGGTCATATTCCAGCCGACGATAGCAGCGGCGACGATCTCATTCGTCCGCTCCTCAATCTCTTCGACTGTGCCGACCTTCTTAGGGTTCTTCTTGCCTTCACGGATAGCAGCGTTGCCAAGACGTCGCTGCACCCGCTTGACACGCTCAGACCGATATGAGGCGACCTGCACCACAAGACCGGTCTTCTCACCCGTCACCGGATGGAGGATTTCGAGGTCGAACGCCTCCTCGAAGTTGAAGGCGACTTCCTGTTCAAACTTGTCGAGATCAAACATGGGCGCGCCTTATGCCTCTTCCGGCTCTTCGGTCAGGATGACCGTGTTGATGCCGATGGAGGCAGTGCGCCGCATGACGTTGTCACCCTCGCCGACGTTCTTGCGGAACGACATGACGAGACCGCGGAAGTAATCGACGCTGTTCGAATACGTCGGGCCGGGAGCGTCTTCGTACTCGATCTTGAAGTTGTGCATGAACTTCGTTTGCTCGGCCGCCCGCACCGCGATCTGACCAGCGTCAAGGGGATCGTCGCCGACCACTAGGTCAAGCGTGCCAGCATCGCGAGCGCCCTTGAGATGGCGAACGCGCCCATCGGACAGCGACTGGAAAGTCACGTCGCTGGATTCGTCACCGAACTCGCCGCCGTCCTCGACCTCGCCGATCTCCACCCAAGTCAGGGCTTTGAAGGCGGTGATGGCTGCAGCATCGCTGGAATAGTTGATGTCCGTGGTGCCGCCGATGAAATAGCGGGCGCCAGTTGCCGTGGTGATCGTCATCGGCATTCTCCTTGCTGTTAGGCGTTGAAGCTCTCGTACTGGATCGTAACCGGAACCATGATCGAGCCGCCTTCCGGGGGCATAACCGTCTGGTATGGTTTCCGGGTAATCTTCACTTTCTTGCCGCCCTCGTAGAGGATCAGGCCAAGCGGGAAGTGGGCGATGATCATGTCTGCCCACTGCATCACGTCGATGATGCCGGTCTTCGACGCGCAATGGACCGAAATCTGCAGGATGCCGAAATGCTGCTGTTCCCCGGCTCCAGTCAGCGACCGCGTACGGGTCGCGTTAGGCAGGAAGGTCATTTCGAGATAGTCTTTCGGCTTCGCCTGACCTGCTGGCGGGAAAACCACGTTCGGCCCTGCGATCGGCAGTGCTGGCGAGAAGACTAGCGTCTGAAGCCGCTTGTAGAGCGCCAGAAAGATGTTGGCTTCCACACCTGTTGCCATCAAACGCGATCCTCTATCACGATCTCGACGCGGCCTTTCACCGTCTCCATCAGGATTTCATCATGGCCCATGGCTATGTTGCCTTGAGCTGTTCGAACACACCGCCGGACTTCCCCTGTGCCATCATCGGCCATAGCAGCGTCCCGCTGCAAAATGCCATCGAGGTAGACGCGAACGAGCTTGCGGTCGCCATTCAAGTGGCACCACGCGGCGTATCCCGCATCGTCCTTGTCGGAGGAAAGGCGCATGTGCTACTCCATATCGATGTCCGAAAAGCCAAAGCTCAGCGACAATGAGGTCTATGACCGCATCCATGACGCCCTGCTCGCCTTAGGGAAGCAGGAAGGCGAAACCGTCGTGGGCTATACGAGCATGGAGACTGCCCGCCAGGCTTTAGCGGCTCTGCAAATCGGCTTGTTGATGGCCATCGAAAGCGGCAGCGATGACAACGGCGCCATCCTCACCCCTTCGAAGCGACGCGAGCCTTAGCCTCGGCTGTTGCTTCCGCTACAACTGCCTTCCATTGCTGGGCTGCTGCTCTGGTCCATCCGCGAGGCGGCTGACTGTATGATCGGCCAAGCGAATCCGTTCCGGTGAAGCCGAACTCAAGGCGTCGGGCATATTCCATCGTATAGGCCGCCACGATACGATCGCCAGCATCGGCGTTGGCGATGGCAAGCTGCATGTATGCCTCTGTGTATTGGCCGAGCCCGTCCTCCTGCGACTTGTTAGGAGGCGGAGGGTCTTGGTTCACTAGGACCACCAGCGACGCGCGCAGAAAGCCGTCCCGATAGGGTACGTTCTCCTGCATGATGGTGATCATCTTCTGTGTGGAGAGACGAAACACCGCGTTCATGCGCTTCTTAGTCTCTTGCACCCATGAATCCACCTCGTTGGCGAAACGAGCCTGCCCGCGGGAGATGCGCCCAGATCGAGTAAAGACGCCAACAGTAGGGCCGCGAGCCATCAGTCCAGATCCGCCAAGAAGTCGATCTTGGTCTCCATCCAGCAGCGGCAGCATACAATCTCGTCAGCGCCACCTTCCGGGTCGCCTGGATGAAGGAGCTGCGCGCCGCGCGCCGTGACAAACTTGTCATAGAAGCCGACCGCCTTCTTATTCAGGAGGCGATGGGTAAAGCGGGTCCGCTCATCGATGAAGGCATGCCAGACCTTGACCACGACCGCGGCGGACACCCTGCCCTCGCTGATTGCCTGCTGCATCGCCGACATTTGCCCGCGGTTGAAAGCCGTCATGGTCTCGGTGCGAGCAATAGTCTCACCCCGCAGCAGCAACAGGCGATCGGCATATCGCATTGTCATGCGATCGATGGTCGCCTGTTCCAGCTTCTGCCCGCTTTCGATAGCCTTGGTGATGGCCCGATCGAACCTTTTGTCACGCCGGGACATATCGAAGACCTTGGCCATCTCCTTCGGATCGCCCGAAAGCAGCCTTTGGCGCATGGACTCCACATAGCGAGCTTGGGGGCTCGTAAGTCCTACGATGCCGCCTTCGCGCTTCAGTGTCACGGGGTTGATCCTGCCGACGATATCAAGAGCGGTTCGCCGCGGCGCCCTGCCCTGGGCAATCCCGTTTGCCAGCACTTCGCGGATTGCGTTTCTCTGGTCCTCGACAATGTTCGTGATCAAGTTGGAGCTGTTGCTGCGAAGATCATCTGCAGCCGTCGGGTGCTGTATGTCGAACCGGAATAGAGCGGTCGAGCCGTTATTCGGCGAGACCTTCGGCACCTTGCGGGCTGCCTCATCTCCTCCGCTCTCGAATACGCCATCTACGGCCTTCGTCAGCGCGCGATATGCAGTGCTATCAAGGTTGATGGCCCGAGCCGCTTTCTCAACGTCACCGGCCTTCAGTGCCTCTTCGAGATGGCGGATGCTGACGTTTGACTTCAGCTCGTCGATGCTCTCCATAAAGGCCTTACGGACATCAGGCTCAAGCTTGTCGAGGAGACCTCTTATCCGAGCCTTCGCAGAGGGTGCCTTAGCCATCAGGCGGTCTTGTCCACCTTAGCAATCTGCTTTTCAGCAGCCTTGGTGGCAGGCTCGACGAGACCCATCTTTTCGAGGGCAGCAGCCTTTGCCGTCGTCAGTTCCGGCGTGTCGCCGATCTTGTAGCGCTCGAAGGGCTTGAGCACGTTTACTTTGATCTTGGTCATGGGGCTGTCCTTCTTTAAGTGAAGCGTGGATACTTGACGTTGGGCGTGGGCTCATTGGAAGCCACGCGCTTCACGACATCATCGGCGATCTTCGATCCGTACTGCTCGACCAAGAAGGCGAGGATGCGCGCGGGATCGGCATGCAAGACCCTCCCGAACTTCTCTGGAGAGATCGTCATGGGGCTGTCCTTTCCAACGTGAAAAGGCCCGCCGAAGCGAGCCGTGGCAATCTGCGCTGCGGGCGCGATTGTTAAGGGGTTTGGATCCCAGCTATACGCCGGAGCTCTGCGATGTCACCGCGCATCCGTTCGGCTTCGACCTGCATTTGCTCACTGGCGTAGTCGTCACCGAAGGTTTCGAGCTCGAACTCGTCCAGAACCTTGCGGAGCAGTTCAGCAGGAACGGAAACCATTGCCCGATTATTCCAAGCCAGCACAGCATGCTCAGCCGTGAGCGCCTGGTTCGGCCCGGCCGCTTCGCATGCAGGATTGTCGCAAAATACATTGACACTCGATTTCGGTTCGCTGTCCGTTTCGATGTGCAAATCATTGCCCCCGCAGAACGGACAGGGCTTCAACTCGATATCGGACTGCAGCACTTTTGCGACCATCACGCGAGCCTCCCCTGTACGATGTGTACCACATTCCACGGGTTCAAATATGTTTCCAAGTCTTTCGATTGACTATCGCGCTGACCGTCTGCTTCGACAGTCCTAACTGTTCAGCTACCAACTTCTGCTGCATCAGCCCAGCCAATCGCCTGACCTCAAGGACCGTTTCAACGGCCAAGGTTGCCGTTCCGCCTTTTCCGGGGGCCAGTCCCCTCTTCGTTCTGTCGGAGGCGCGTTTGACACGCTGCGCTTTCGAGAATCTCCCATTCCCGTAGGCTCGGCCTTCTCCGAACTTCCAGACGTATCCGAGGCGCACACTCTTGACCAAGTGTAGGGGCAGCCCTGTTCGGCTCACGATCTGCCGATCCTTTAGACCGTCCAGAGCCATCTGCCGGATACCTGACGCTTGATCCTCGGTAATAGAGGCTCTGTAATGGGCCTCTCCACGGATCTTGAACCCAGCGTGCGTGCCGTGCCCCACCGAATCCATCTGGTTCTCAGATGGCGTGCCCCAAATCAGATTTCCCGGCGCATTGTTTGTCTTGACGCCATCCTTGTGGCGGCATTCCTGCCCTGCTGGACGAGGGCCATGAAAAGTGGTGGCGACTACAGTGTGAACCAGAACGGTTGTTTTATGACCGTTTTGCCAAAGGCATACCTGCAGGTAGCCATTGTTTTTGATGCTTGCTGACAAGACCCTTGGGCTATTTCGAAAGCCGTAGCTTCTTGAATTCTTTCGCCATGATCGTATCCGCCCTAGGGTACTAACTTCGTATCCTTCAAAGCCCTCAACAGGGCGCCATTCCTCTGCTACAGCATCAGTAGCCATTCGATCCTCCAATGATCGGCTTGGTTAGAGCCGGTCTGACGCGCCAACGTCTTTCCGGCTCGCTTTATCTAGCAGATTCAGGCCACTAATTAAACTAAGAACGAGCATGAACGACGTGCACAACGTCAATCATGCCATCGTAGTTGTTGGGGTCATTGTCCACTACATGGTAGTCAACGCCACCGCATGTGATTATGTCGCCTACGCTAGGCCGGATGGCCAAACCATTGGAGCTGACGTAAATCTGCACATCCCCTTCGAGGATCGTTGTGCCATTCACGTAGCGCTGGTCATAGGTCATCGGCACCAGCGTGGCCGTGTACGGCATCTCTACCGCATCACCGCCGAGAACCGGATCCGGAGGCGTGATGCGCTTGATGGTGCCCTGCTGGCCGAACTCGGTGATGAGCTCTTCGGCAACAGCTTGCATCTCGGCATAGTCGAAGGTCGCCATGTCAGACTACCGTGATCGCCGGGAGAACAGGCGTCATGAACTGCCAGAGCAAGCCCTCGATGGTCGTAACCACCGGCGTGGCTAGCTTCACCAGATCGTCAATATCCGTGGCGCTGGACGATGCGTACTCGATTTCCAGCTGACCAACCTTTTTCCTTTTGGCGACAGAAGAACCGGTGACTACCGGGCTCAGGATACCCGGCTTGCCGAATTCCAGCCAAGCGGCTTCGAATGATGCGTTGGCGATCCCTACAGGGACCGCACCATTCGGAATCGCTTGCCCATAGTAGGTGACCGCACCATCGCGGCCCCATGCGTGAGGCTGTTCGAAGCCGCCCGAGCGCACGCCGGAGAAATTTGCCTCGTATCGGTCGATTGCCGACGCGCCGCGGTTCCATGCCGCAGCCAGCTTCGCATTGTCTGCATCGCCAGGAACGGCATAGCCCTGATCGGTCCAATACGACTTCATCGCATCGACTGTGAGGTATCCGGGCATATGTCGCTCTCCTGGGAGGAAGTGAGCCCGGCAGTTGCCCGCCGGGTCAGGTGATCACGAGGGCTTGGTTGCCAGGTCTTCGAGAGCGGCGATGATCTCGTCCTTCTTGGACGGGGTCTTGTCGCCGAGCAACTTGGTGGCCGCAGCCTTGAAGGTCATGAACTGGACATCCGGGTTGGATGCCATTGCCAGGACTTCGGCGGCCGTCTTCGGCTCTTCGTCCGGCTTTGCAGCAGCCTTGAGCTTTGCGATCTCCGCATCGCGCTCGGCAAGCTGCTTCTTCAGCCCTTCGATTTCCTTGGCCGCATCGTCAGCAACACCGGTGAGCGAAACCGGCGCAGAAGAGCCGGGGTCATCGGTGTATTCGCCCTTGATCTCAAACCAGCCGGTGGCTTCGAGGTGCTGCTTTTCGCGAGCATACACCTCGACCTCAACCGTCTGCTTCGGATCGATGAGAATCGGACCCGACACGGCATTGACGCCGCGCGGACCTGCCTGCGTGTTGGTGATCTTCATCGCAATCCCTCCTTACACGCCGTCGAGATAGCGAACCGACTTCGGCCGACGGATATCGACGCCGCCGACGCGCAGGATCCCCGGAACGTCGAAGCGGATCGGGCCGGTCTGCCATGCCGGCAGGAACCGGAAGGGCATCGGGATGTGCATCTTCAGCACTTCAGGCGAACGGCGGTAGGCCACCATGCGCTTTGTGCCGCCGGATCCTGCGGTGTCGAGGAAACCGAACACGCCGCGGATGGTCAGGGGCTGACCGGTCGTACGGGTGTAGATGTTGTTGCGCTCGATCCATTCCAGGATCGTCGTCTGATTGACGCTGTCGATGCGGCGCGTCGACAGGTCGAGCAGCACGGAATACGGCAGGAGCAGAGTGTCCGCGATTTCGGCGCCGAGCGTGCCGGTGAAGATGCCAGTCAGAACGCCGTTGATGTCGCGGAGAACCTGGTCGGGCGTCTTGCTCGCGAAAGTCGTGGCCGAGCCGGTACCGTCGGCAGGCGCCGTGGTGGCCGTCGGGGCCGAAGAGTTGACCAGGCCGGTGTAGCCCTTGCCAGCATCGCCGACGAAGGCAACCTGCTCGATCTTCTCTTCAGCGATGCGGCGAGCCGCTGCGGCCTTGTCAGACGACAGGTTCATGCCGAGCAGTTGGGCAGTGCCGAGCTCTTCGAGATTGTACCCGTAGCCGAGTGCCGCCATGCTGACGGTGGTTTCGAACTTCTCGCGGGTCAGTTCGACCTTCGGGACGTCCTGGGCGTTTCCGTTGAACCACTGCGCCTGACCGACCGCGTCCATCGAGAAGTAGGTGACGGACTGAATCCATTCCGGCGCCGAGGTGTCGACCGGGATCAGCGCAGGATATTGAATATCCTGGTAGCGGATCGCGTAGACCGTGGGCTCGATCAGCGAGGCCTGACGGATGAGAAAGCTCATCGCGACCTGCTGAGCGTCGTTTACATGCATGTTCATGAGGGTCGCTCCTGTTAGCCGAGGCGCAGCGCAGCAAGAGCAGCACCGGAAGTGCTGGTATCCCACTGAGCGCCCGCGATCTGGGTGTTGCCGGAAGCCGAGTTGGTGAGGACACCGCTGGCCGGGACGTAGTAGACGGGATCGCCAACCGCGACCGCGACGGAGGCCTGCACGACGATGACGCCCTTCTTCATGACGGCGACATTGTCGTACTGCTCGTACTTGCCGGTGGGGCGCGTCGTGTCGAGGACCGCGATGCCGGCGAACTTTACGGTTGCTTCGGAGTCCACGACCTGATTGTCGGCGGTGCCCTGAACGCAGACCTTGCCGAAGCCGATACCTTCAACGTCTTCCGCCAGGCGGGTGACGATGTCGTTCGGCTCCATGTTGAGAACCATACCTTCAACCCAGCGAGCGTGGGTGGCGGCGTAAGTCGTCTGAACTGCAGGCATTATGCTGCTCCCTTCGACTGGTTACCCATCCATGCCGTCGTCATGTGATCGGTCATGGCCTTGTGGGCGGCGGTTGCGGTGCTGGGGTCGGCATGGCTGAGGCCATCCTTCACGACAGCGGCGAACGGATCGGCCGGCTTCACGTCCTTGGCGATCGCCTTAAACATGCCGGTAATCATGTCATCGGAGGCATCTTTGACCATGTCGTCACCGAGCTTGGCCTTGACGGCAGCGCGGCGGAGATCGGCATCGCTGCCCTTGATCTCGATCTTGCTGTCGATTGCCTTGACGGTCTGAACGAGAGCGGCGCGATCCGCGACGAGGCGGTCGACGTCTTCCGGCTTCATGGCTGCATCCTGGGCCTTCTTCAGGTCGGCCTTGAGGGTGCCAATCTCCTGGTCCTTGGCGGCGATTGCTGCGCTGTGCGCCGTGTCGAGCGAAACGATCTTGGCGGCAGAGGATTCGAGATCCTTCTGCAGCTTGGCGATGGCCTGGGCGCCCTGGTCGGTTGTCTGAACCGACAGTCCGTCCACGACCACAGTCCGAAGTGCATCAGTCATGGTGACTGTCTCCTTGTCAGTGGTTGAAATCGGGGCGGCGCCCCAGGATATCGCACCGTCGCCGATGCGAGCTTGTGAACCAGCCCGAGCGCGATCGACGATCGCCAGGTGGTTGATCTTGATGTTCGTCTGCTTGGCGTCGTAGGCCTCGCCGGAAGGCGTCACACCGTCGCCCCAGACCAGTTCGCAGGTGTAGCCGGCAGACAGCTCGCGCTTGTCGCCCTCGACCTTGCTGATGGCCTTGGCATCCTTGAGGATCAGTGGCAGCCATACCCACTCGCCGTCTTTCTTGGCGGCGGTGCTGACCTCGCCGACGGCCAGATCCTTCCAGTTCGCAGAGGTGACCGATTCTTTCGGATGGTCATCAGTGACCGGCGCATGGGTGAAGGACTGAAGGCTGGCGTCCGAAAACACCTCTTCCTCAGGCCGATAAACTCGGACCACCTGCATGTCCGGCTTGCCCACCTCGTCGCCGAGATAAAGCTGGATACCAGTGCGCACGGCCTTGGCTTCGGCCACGAGGTATCCATCGGATGTCCGACGCGTGCCGGACACCGTGACAGCGTCGGTGAATTGCATATGTCAGTCCTCGCGAAGCTCTTCGAAGATTTCGGGGCCCAGAACGATCTTGCCCTGGTAGGACGTGACCTTGGTCAGATCGATCTCGCCGCCGACCTGGATGGTGATGTGCGGCTGATACTCCGGCCAATCCCACGATGCGCCCATCTCGACCATCGCCTCATGCCGCCACTTCAGTTCATTGGCGGTGATCAGCAGGGCATAGTAGCTGCCGTCCTGGCCGAGCGCTTCCATCTGGCGAGGGCCGCCGGCGCTGATCTCAAGACGCGGTGACCAGCTTTCGCCCATCTCGAACCAGTCAACCGGCGTCCGGCTGTAGGTGATGGTGACGTGAAGATCTGGGACAATGTCGGTGAATCCCTGCTCCTTCGCCCATGCGATGATCTCTGCGCGGTTGATGACATCACGGCGGACATAGAGCGTGCGCGGCGCGGCGTCGTTCGCTGCCTGCTGCATGCGGGTCACGTTGTTGGTGTTCGCTGCAGCGGCGGCGGCCAGTTCCTCTTCCGAAAACTCTTGCTCAGCCAGAGTGCCATACTGCTCGATCGCAGCATCGAGACCAGGCAGGACACCATCCTCGACGAGGCGATTGACCAGAGCATCAGACACAGCCTCGCGCGGCACGATCTCCTGACCGGTTCCGGTACCGACCAGCTGGCGGGCAGCATCGGCCGTCGTCTTGAAGATGTCGGCCCGCTCCTTCTCGCTCATCTGCTCGAGCGGAGACCAGCGATAGTAGACGTTAGGGTCGACAACGCCGGCCGATCGCTCAAGGCATTCGTCCAGGCGGCGCATCGCGGGCGAGAACTCAAGTTCCTGCATCGACTGGATGCGGTCATGGTAGTTTTTCATGTCGGCCGTGCCGGTCGAGTTCATGCCGGCCGGCGACTGACCGAGAAGGCGCGTCACCGGGATATCGGCGGCACCCGAGACGATCTGCATGAACGCCATGAGGATATCGGTCAGGCCGCCGAGCGATGCGCTCTTGCTCTCGTATTCCTCGTCCTTGTCGAGGATCAGGGTTCCGTTGATGCCCTTGGCCGTGTTGGCAAGCGTATAGCGCTCCAGGAGCTTCTGCTTGTACTGCTCATTACCGAGCGACGCCATGAAATCCGGGATGCGGATGATGTCGATCTTGGCCTCGAAGACCAGTGACGCAATGTTGCCGGCGGTGGCGTCCGCATTCTTGATGGCGTCGAGCGTCGACTGCAGAACGCTGTCGCCCCAGCCCTGCCACGGGTTGCCGGTGATCTCGTCATCCGCTGGCATTGCGCCGGTGAAGAGCACAAGCCGGGACGGATGAATATCGATCTGCAGCCCGTTGGCGCCGGTCAGCGTGTAGGAGCCTGGGCGTCCATACCATTCCGATTCCGGATTACGGTCGATCTCGCCCGCTGTCAGCTTCCGCCTCGTGATAACGTTGAGGTAGCGGATGCCACCCTTCCCTATCCTTTCGACGTCCAGCGGCAGAGCCGGATTGGCCTCGCCCGTGCCAATGTACAGCGCAGCGCCACCGAACAGCCGGCCCTTCTTGGCCGCTTCCAGAACCTTGCCCTTGACGTTAAGGCGCTTCTCTTCCTCCTCGATAAGCTCGATCTGCGGCTTCTTCGCCTGCCAGTCGCGCCACTTGCGGCACGCGTCGAGCGCCGGGATATCGACGATCTTGCGCGGTAGCCAGGCGGTGCTGTAGGCGGCGATCAGCTGCTCGTCCGACATGATCGTGTTGGAATAGAAGGTCGTTGCCGCCTTATCCCGATCGGTGCCCATCCTCGAAACAAGGCTGGTCAAGCTATCGCGCATGAATGCGATGACGTTCGACATTCTTGTTCCTTAGACGTTGGAAAGCGTGAAGGACGAACCCCCAAGCATCAGTTCGGTCAGTGCCCAAACGAGCGCGTCGGCGCGGTCGGGCGACCCATCGCCGAGGTATCCCGACGGGGTGAAATTGCACATCTGGTCTTCGAGATCGGGGAAGTCCCCAACATGATGGACCTTGCCCTGCTCGTAGAGGGCGCTGATCGGTTCGGCTCGGACTGCCTTGCCACGGCTGGCGACCACCTCTTTGAACGCCGCTCGCTTATCGGCCGTGGCCACCGTGAACCGCACCATATCGCCACCGAAGTTCCGCTCTCCAATGATCCGATGAGCTTCATGCCGGTGGTAAAGATCGACAGCACGCCGCCCCCAGCCTTCCGGTGACATCTGGCAGGTGCCGTCCTCGATAATGTAACCATCACCGTCGACACCGAGGCCGGCAACGATAATGCCGATGTCGTCGCCGTTGCCATCCCCTCTGGTGCCCGATGGGTCCACCGAGACGACGATCCGGCACATTTCCGGAAGCGACGCGACCCGCAGGCTGTCGATGCCCGGCATGATCTTTCCGTCGGGCGCCGTTCGATCTTCAAGCGCCCAGAGCGCGCCGCTGACCTCGCTTGCCCATTCACCTGCTTCGAACCGGAGCCGCTTGGCTGCAGACATCGAGGCGAGAACGTCGAAGTATTCCGCCGGCAGGTTATCGACATTGTCGGACGGGTTGACCCGCATCTCGACATAGTCTTCCGGCTTTGCCAGCGCTTCCTTGGTGCCCGGCTTTACCTTCGCCCGGAACATCTGATAGCTCCAATGGAGCTTCGATGGTGGGTTGCAGTCGAAATAGGCTTTCAGCGCGAGGAATATCCGGCCCGTCGCCGCAGCAATTTCTGGCGCCAGCTTGCACTTCTGAGCCAGTCGGGACATCGCGGTCTCAACCGATGCCCAAGGTATCTGGCTGCTCTCGTTGAAATAGAGCGTTGCGTATTCCTGGCCGAGGATCTTCTCGACCCGTTCCTTATCGTCGAGGCCGCCGATCCATATCTGCGACCCGTTCGGCAGCTCCACATAGAAGTCGGTCTTGTCGAACCTCACCTTCAGCGAAGGGAAGCACAGCGAGAGAACCTTGGGCAGCGTGTCCGACCATACCGACGTCTTGGCGTGGTTGAAGCGGAACCTGAAGATGACGTGACGCGAACCTGGCGCATTGATCGCCCGCTGCACCAGCGCCCGGCAGAGAACGAAGGTCTTGCCCGATCGAGATCCGCCGCGGAGCATGATGTTGCGAGCGGGACCGGCGAGAAGGCGGTTAGCCTCGCGTTGCTTCTCCGTAAGCTGGGCTACCTGCATGGATCACAGCTCGGCGTCCTCTTGAGAAACGGTGACACTGACGCCTCCGGCAATCTCCTGCTTGTCGGCGAGGCCCAGATCGCGAGCGATGATGTTCGCATTCAGGAGGTCGGCAGCAGCACCGGAGAACTTCTGCTGGAAGATGACGGCCTCGGCTCGCGTGATGACTTCAGATAAATCGGCGCGGTCTTTGCGCCATGTAGTCCATGTCTCGAAGCTCACATCGAGGAACATGCACATGCCAGCGATCGTCATTGCCCGCATCTTGGGGAATGTCTCTTTCGTGACGACGCCCTGAAACGCAAAGCCCTTCGTTTCGTAGAGTGGATTCTCTTCAACCCATTCGAAATATTCGCAGCAAGCCGACCAGAGGTCTTCTGCCTTCTCGAACTTCGGCTTCGCGCCATGGGAGGATCGCGCCTCCCAGAACCTGTTGCCGGGGAGAAAGCGACCGGTCTCTTCGTCTTTGCCGGTCATTTTGAACCTTTCCGCAAAATCATTCCTACTGGCCGGTGGGCCCAGCGCATTTCGCGATATGTTTGTTCTAATAAAAATATCGCGAAATGCGCTG